TTCAATCTGTATTGGACACGAAGAGTATGTGAAGTATTTGAATTGGTTGCATTCCAAGCCAGTTGATACAAAAACTGTTGATGCGGTTGATCCTACATTCTGGAGACGTCTTGAAATGTTTGTTTCAAATATTCAAGTTAATGACATGGCCGGTGAAGAAGAAAAGCAATACATCATTCATGTAATCGAAGCAATCAAATGGGGTCAAGAAAATAAATGAAAACACCGTCTTTAATTATTCCATACATTGAATCTAAAGTAGATGAACTTTGGGACGAATGGCGCAGGGTACAATTAGTGCCACATGATAACAACGAAGGTTACAACGAAAAGAAACAAACACTCAAGCAAATTGATTTGAAAATTCAGAGCCTTAACTTTGACCTGAATATTCTGTTAAGTGCAAGAGGAATTGAGAGGCTGAAAGCAAACCAAAATAAAGATACGGATATTGAGATACCTGAACTACCAAAATTTCCACACGACTCAGAAGTCAATAAGACTAAAATAAATGAAAAAATATAGTGATTTAACCGAATTAGAAAAAATACCACACAGAATTGAAATAGCTAAAGAACTTGCATTAGAAGATTTAAAGAATGGTATTGATTTAAAACCGATTTTAGAAAGGTGTATTGAAAAAGAACAGTACTGTGGAGCGGAGGGTATAAAATTAGCAATTGAAGAATTTGAACAACTTAAATCCAAATAAAATGACAAACGAAAGGATAAAAACTGCACTGATTAATTTGAAAAAAGATATAAAGGAAAAAGGCAGTAGATTTAGACGAAAAGAATTTCTTGATAAATATTACCCAAACGCAAATTTCTGGAAAGCCTGTATAAAAATAGGACTGATAGAAAACACAGGCTGCTTCAGAGTTCCAAAATGGGAATGGCAAGGCGGTAGGATTGTTAAAGGAGACTATAAATTTATTCAGGATTTTATGTTTAATGCATCACTAAAAAAGAGATTATGAAAAACGAAAACGAAATTAAACGTGCCTTTGCAATGGAGGTGATTGAGTGGATAAAAGAGTGTAAAAACTCTGTATTTGCATTATCAGCAAGTGAACTTGAACTAAAAATGTTGCAAGGCTTTCAGAGAAAAACAGAATCCCTCCTCCCGAAAGAAGAAGAGGTTGACTGGAGTAATGCGAGTGAATTGGATAAGTTAAAATATGCTGCTAAAACATACAAAAAAGGATCAAGAGTAGTGTCTCCTTATCAAAATATTATTTTCACGGTTGCAACAAAAGAATATGTAACACCTCAAGATGATGATTGGGTTAATGGAATATTCTATAAAGGTAATAATGGAAATATTTTAGCAATGAGAGAAGACGTCTTTACTGGTGAGTATTTATTTTACTACGGCAAATGGGCAGAGATAGTAGAGCCAGAGAATAAGAATGAATCTGACGAGGTGAAAGATATCATAACAACTGAAATGGTTATAAAGGCTCAACAAGCCGTTTTAGCAAACCATAGAGATGCTTTAGCGAATCCGAATTATGCAATCGATTTCATTAATTCTTTGAAGCAACCCACACTAGAACAGAGGGCAAGAAAGAAAGCGGAGGAGATGTATTACAAAATAGAATCTAGCCAAGAAGCGATTTATCAAGCCTTACTAATCGACCCTAAAACATTGTAAGTTATGACTGATTCAAAAAGATATTATCTATTGTTATTGATCCTATTCGTTCTGATGCTATTAGGATGTGAAAAGCCGAGCTTAAAACAGCAAGCGGGTAGATTAGAAACCTTTCTACCTTTTGCGCCAAAATATGTGCTTAATTACGAAAACTGCTATGCGGAAATTATGCGGCTTGATATTAAGTTCAGCGAAAAGGTTTTGAGGCAGACAATTATTGAGTCTGGACACTACAAATCTCCAAACTGTATAAATCGGAATAACATAACCGGAATGAAGGGCGGCGAGATTACAACCGATAATCCTGAAGGATATAAAATATTCGATACTTGGATGGACTGCCTAGAAAATTACAAGGCTTGGCAACAAAAAAGACTGACTGATGATGTAACTGATTATTATCAATTTTTGATAGATTGGGGCTATCATCAGTCACCAAATTATGAGGATAAGTGCGAAAACGTTAGATTGATTATTGTAAAACACTAAAACCATGAAAAAAAGACCATTGAAATTTTTATACCTTGAAACGGGTGGCACAGAATTGAAGATCTGCGGGCAGATGAACGACTATAATGAAAGCGGAAACTTCGCTGGTGAGAATGAGCAAATTTGTGAGTTCACCGGGTTGGAGGTCAGAAACGGTGAAGTTTATGAAGGAAATATCTTGGAGACAGACAACGGTGAGCGCGGTTTGGTTGTTTGGTGGAAAGCTGGTTTCTATCTTCAGTGCAAAACAAAGCAAAATACAACACGTTGGATGGCTCTAGATGAAGTGATGCTGAAAAACAAGCGCATAATTGGACACGTTCTTATAAACCCTGAACTTCTAGGATAATGTCAGAACGTAAATTCAGAAAGCCAGCGCCTAAAATGACAGGATTAAGAACCACATTTGTAGTTGTGGTGTTGGTGGTGACATTTTTAATTTTGATTCTTGCATGAACTTGAATGACTATAAACCAGGATGCACAATTGCATTCATTTTTCTACTAATCGAAATAGTATTACTAATTATATTTTTATGAGCAAATTGAAAGTAACACCCAAACAACACAAAGCCGCAATTGACAGGCTGAAAGATCGCAGAAAGAATGAGCCTTGGCAAGAAGATAACAGAAAGTTGGACAACGCGATCAGAGACTATACGACACACCTCAACAAGTGTGGATATGGCGCAAGTATCATTGATGTTGGCTGTGGTAGACAGTATTTGAAACGATGCTTACCGGAAGGAATTTTATACCTCGGAATTGATGCGTTTCCAGCTGAAGGTTATGAAGAATTGACAACAAAACTTGCCATTGAAGAAGAATTTGCAAAGATGTATGAGGCTGAAACGGTTGTTGCATTTGCAGTTTTGGACAATTGCAGAGATTTTGACAAGGCTATTGAAAACATGAAAGAAGTCGCAACCAGAAACGTCATTATTCTCACTGGAATCGGAATTGACCCTGACCAATATCACACGATGCGTTTGGAGTTGTCAGATTTTGACTCACGCTTTGAGGGGTGGGAAAATACTGTGAGGGAGGAAATAAGCCCTAAGGTTTGGTTGTTGAATTTTGTGAAGCCATGAGAGTAGTATCAATAAGCGTAAACGATTACGCAAACTTTATGCACGAAAATGCAAAGGCGTTGAGATCAATAGGAGTTGATTGCGTGGACTTAATACAGAGTCGCCACATCTTCAATTATAAGACACAGGGGCAAATAGCCAATCAACAACAAATGATTCAGCAAATCAAATCTGCGGACATTCTGCAGGTGAATGATTCTCATCCTGAATTATTCAAATTGGCAAAAACCTACTGCAAAGGGAAAATTGTAGTGTATCACATTGGAACCCGCTACCGTGAAAACCATGAAGAACTGAATAAACTATTCGAAGGTCATACGACCATTACCGATCAGTGCGAATTTATGGTTTTGGGAGATCACAAATATTTGGTGAGTCCTGTGGAAATGGAGTTTTCAGGTGTTGCCAAAGAAAAACCGTACAAAATAGCACATTACCCAAGCAATCCAGAGGTAAAAGGAACGGCTAAGATCATTGAATTGATTAAGAAAGTTTCTTCACGCTATGACTTCAAATTATCTCTTAAGACGGTAAGCCACGAGCAACAAATTGACCGGATGCGCGGGTGTGACATCTACGTTGAATTGTTCAAGCCAGAGATAAACGGCAAGCAATACGGGTGTTTCGGTGTGACAGCTTTGGAAGCTGCGGCAATGGGTAAAATAGTAGTTACGAACAACCTTTTTCCTGATGTTTATAAGGATGTTTACGGGGTGTGTCCCTTGACAATCATTAATACAGAAGATAATTTTGTATCTTACTTCAACCAATTACTGAAAATGGATGTTAATTTTATCGCAGATATTCAAAAACAGAACTACGAATTGATGCGTGAAAATCACAGTTACGAAGCGACCGGAAATAGAATTCTAAAGTTAATTTCATGATGGCAAAAAAGAAGATTGTTAGCGTCATTATCGGGTATAATCATGATCGCGGTTGGCTTAACGAAGCAATTGAAAGTGTTAAAAACGCTCAGATTTACGATAAAAAGCTAATTGAAGTTGAACTGATTATTGTTCATGGCAAAAATAATAATATCGCTGAAAACCTAAATATCGGAATTCAGGCCGCAAAAGGCCAATACATCAAATATCTTTCAGAAGATGATCTGCTCACGCCAAATTGCATTGAAGACAGCCTGAACGCTTTTACAAATGATATTGACTTTATACATGGAAACTCAATAAACTTTCATAAGAACGGTAAAATGGAGTTGTACAAGCCAAGGCACACCGTTTTCGATCTTAAATCATTTCTTCAGGTTCTCCAAACAAAAACCAATTTCATTCACGGAGGCACTTTGATGTTCCGCAAATCATTCTTTACCAAGGTTGGTTTGTTTGATACTACTTTGAAGTGCGCAGAGGAACACGAATTGGTTTTACGCGGTTTATCTATGGGAATGAAAATTGGATATTGCAATAAAACTCTATACAAATACCGCCGTCATGACAAACAAAAGTCACTCGGAAAAGGGGTTGATCAGGCAGAGCGTATGAGAATTGTAAAAGAAATTCACACTAAATTCAGATTGTTATGTTGAGTTGTATAAGTCCAGAAGTCCGCGCACAGTTAAGGAAAGAAAAAGAATTCTTTGTTGTCTTTAGATTCATTACCAGAGTAGCTAACCAAATCGACGACATGATTATAAAAAACCGTATTCGCAGCATGGCTATGGATCACCACGGAACACAGGCTGACGTTAAACCGGAAGAAGTTGAGGTATTGCACCAGAACAACGAAAAAGAGTTTGCATCACTTCAGGAAAACGCCTCAAAAATTGAAGCGCAAAAACTGAACATGGTGGAACAGTACAAAAAAATTAGACTGTGAAAATAGGAAAAATTGATAAAAACGGTGTAGAACTTCAGGTTGGGGACATTTGCAAAGTTCCATTTTTGGGTTCTGGTAAATATGTAAATTGTAGAATTGTTACAGTGCCTAATAAACAGTTTGCATGGCAAGTTTCAGGATCAGGTTTTTCCATGCATGCAGACGAATTTAAAAATGTTGAAAAAATAGGAACAGTTAAGGAAACTCCACATTTAGAATTCAAATGGTGTGGAAAAACAAAAACATATATCCCGTGAAAAGAATAATTTCAGCAAATTACGCCACCTACAAAGATCCGAAAAGACTGAAGGCGCTAAAACAAAGTATTGAATCTATAATTGGTCAAGTTGATTTGGTCCGGGTTTATTACAACGGGTCAATCCATGACCGCCACATGTTCGAAGGTATTGAGCAGATGCCAAAGGTTGAATTTTATTGTGGTCATGACATTACGGATCTTGGTAAATTCTTTGGACTGACATTCCTAAAGCACGAATACTACTTCACATGCGATGATGATATTCTTTACCCAGCCGATTACGTGCAAAGAACCATTCATAAAATCGACAAGCACAATTGCATTATAACGTATAATGGTAGAGCGCTAGTTAAATCAGACTCATACTACACCGGCAGGCACCACGTGTACAGCTACAAACGTCAGCAAACAAACGAAGTCTTGGTAGATGTTCCTGGTACCGGTGTTATGGCATTCAAAACTGATTATTTTTGCCCTGTGGAAATTTTTGAGTCACCTCATCGAAAAATGGCCGACCTTGTATTCGGTTTGGAGGCACGAAAGGAAAAGAAACGGATCATTTGTGTAAACAGATCGGCCGGATGGATCAGAGGCATAAATTTAAAGGGTATTTGGCACGAGTTCGCAGAAGGTGAGCGCAGAAAGCCAGAGACAGAACAGGTGAAACTAATGAAGCAAATTCAAAATTATGATAAATAAAGAGGAAAGAAAAAAACAGTTAATTGCAGCAGTGGAGGACACGCGCAAGAAACTGAGACAACCAGCGGGTAAACTCGCAATCACTTACTATGATTACTTCATTTTGGTTGTGATCATGTCGGTATTGATCAGGCCAGGCCTTGCACATCCTTGGTGGGCTTATTTGCTGGTGTTTATAGTTTGGGAGCGTCCTAAATTACTTTGGAGGCACGCACTTTTGAGAATTCGTCAGGATAAGGAACTGAAAGCCTCAATGAAATTAATGTTGGAAGAAATAGAAGCGGCAGAAAATGAATAGCGTATTTCCAGACAATACACCAAAGGTTGAGACCGTGGTGTATGATAACAGGCCATACAGCCGAATTGAGCGCAGAAAAGGAACATTTGTTGTAAAATCAAACGGTGAGTTTGTCAGAATGATTAACAGAAAATCAATGAAGTTTGATACAGTTGCGGACGTTAAACAGGCCTCTATTTTCTCTTATAAAAACGCTCAGTTAGTTGGTGACATTTTTTTATCAATGAATCCTGTGGTTTTCATAGCTTATAAAAAGGATGGTAAAATAGTTACATCATGAAAAAGTTCCAGATAGAACACCCAAGCGGCATTCCACCTCAGTACATAGAGGCAGACGAAATGAAGTACGACAAGAAACTAGGTAATACATTGTTTTACGTTCGTGCAAGCCAAAGACTTATCGCAATAGTGCCTTCTGGTTACATGATTATTCAATTACCTCAACAACCAATAACAGAAACAAAATGAACGCAAAAAAAGTAGAACATTTTTTAGACTGGCGAAAAGCCCCAAATCAGGCGGGTACTCACAAAGTAAACCGATTGGCAAACAGTGATTCGCCTATTCTGGATAAGCAGAAGTACGAGCGTGGTGACTTAGAACATAATCCGTTTTTTGGGGCATCACCTGAAGAGGCAGAACGTATTATTAAAGTACTTTCAGTAAATTCGTAATCAACAAATCAATTATATGAAAAAAGTAGCAGTAATTATGTGCGCTCTCGTGTTGGGTGCATGTACAAAGGATTACAAATGTACGGTTGTGACAGATCACACCTACATGGGTTCAACGTTCCATTCTGAAGCAACGGTGGACTTCAGAGGCACTAAAGATGAGATGGAGGCGTACGAAGCAAAGGGAACGAAAGACACCCCAAGCGTAAAACAAGTGACCACATGCAAGAAATAGGACAAATTGGTGAAGAGGCGGTCAGAAGAATTATAAGAACCGTCCAAGAGTGTAGCGAGGTGGTTAAATACCACCGCAAACAGGCGTCAAAGCAGACCATAAAAGCCCGTAAGCAAAGGAATGAGAGAATAGGCAACTTCCCGCAAAGAAAAAACGCGTGGTTGGCTCGTACCTATATTGGAATTCCTAATTTTATACAGGAAACAGATCAAAATTAACCGGCAATAGTGCCAAAAACCAAATAAAAAGTGAAATCATGAATTTCGATTTAAAAAAAAGTAAAGATTGCCAGTGATGGGAAGGTGGAGTTCGCCCTATTATTAGATCATTGTCAGCGGAACGGTAATCACATCAAAGCCCACTTAATCGGTGGGTTTTGTTTTTTGTGTACATTTGCTTCAAACGTGAAACGTATGGCAAAGAAGAGAGCATCATCGAAACCGACCTTAAAAAAGGTTGTATCAACCTCAAAAAAGGTTACTAAGAAAAAGAAGTCAGGCGCCGGCCCTCCAATAGGTAATACAAATGCAGAGAAATGGTCAGAGGAATCAGCAACCGAGTTGTTTAACAAGGCATTGTGCATAAGCGCAGACAAGGACAGCGGAGACAATGACTTCATTGGGGAGGTTGCCCAAACAGCAGGGACAAACCTTTCCATCATGGAGTACCTGAGAAACAAATATCCAAATCTTTTAAGCGTGTATGACCAGATAAAACGCAACTGTGAGGCAAATTGTTTCCGTAACGGTAAAAGAGGAACCATTACCCCAAGCCTTGCTATCATGAATTTAAAGAGCAATCACGGGTGGACAGATCGCAATACTGTAGAGAGTAATAACGTCAATTACAATAGTGAACCACTGACAAAAGAAGAGTTGGACGAAGCCCGTAAGTCAATCAATGATAAAATATAGCAGGGCCGAACTGATCGCAATGCGGTTGGACTGTGATGCGTCTCTGATGTACTTCACACGGTTGTTCTTTCATGAGTTGCGCGGTCAAAAGTTTGGGGTTGGTCCGCATCATGAAAGGATTTGTAGCGCCTTGGATGATGTGTTTGCTTACAAGACCAGGTTTCTCAACATAAACATACCACCAAGGCACTCAAAAACAGAGTTAGCACTAAACGCAATTGCCCGAAGCCTTGGGCAGAATCCCAAAGGAAACAACCTTTACATAACTGCATCCGATGAGTTGAGGTCTGAGGTGTCTATACGCATCCGGGATATAGTTTCCTCAGAATTATTCAGGGCCTTGTATGGTGTTACGCTAAAGAAGGATCAGCAATCAAAGAACGTTTGGCGTACAAATGCGGGTGGTGGTTTGAAGACCGCAACAATATTTGGACAGATTACCGGGTTTGGTGCTGGTCAAATGAAGCCCGAAGAGGTTCAGGAATACGTTTCAGAGATCATGGATCGTGAATTTGAGGGAGGCATTTACTTGGATGATATCGACAAGATATTGGATGCTGAAACGACAAACGCCAACAGTAAAAAGACGCACAGCGTTATCTTTAACACCATTCTGTCCCGTGTGAACTCAATGGACACTCCTTTGGTGAACATTCAGCAGCGCGCAGGTGAGGAAGATGCAACAGCCGTTCTATTGGACCACTACGGACGCATGAAGGATCAGGCCAAGGTTGTTAACTTGGTTATGCCAATTATAAACCCGGACGGTACGCCACTATGGGCAGCGAAGATGGATTTGGAGGAAATCGAATTCACTAAGAGTTCCCCGTTTACCTCTCACGTGTTTGAGACACAATACATGCAGAACCCTACATCACCGAAGGGTAAGCCGTTCCACAAATCAAAATTACAGTGGTTCCACGCGTCAGAACTTCCATTCATTCGTGAAAATTCAGAGGGCTGTATAAGCTACGTTGACAGCAAGGACGAAGGACAAGACTACTACTCACACCCTTTGGGGCATATCATAGGAAGCACTTTGTACATCACAGACGTTGTACATAATCAATTCAATACTGATATCACTATCCCGAAATCGGTGTCAATGATGAAGGCCAATAGATGCCAGTACACTATCGTAGAGTCAAACAACATGGGCGCTATGGTGTTCAAGTGGATATCTAAGAAAGTACGAAGTTCGGTCAGGCCAATAGCCAACACGAGCAACAAGGAGACCAGGATTTCAACATTTGAGGCTGGAATAATTAAAAATGTACGTTTCTTAAAAGACTATGACCCACACAGCGAGTATGCGTCATTCATGGATAAGTTGTGCAAGTTCGAATATGGTAAAACAGGCGGTGTAGATGATGCACCGGATTCAATGGCAGGTCTTATGCAGTTCTTTATGATGAAGTATAGACACTTGTTTCAGGAACGCCCAACAGACAGGAAAAGAAAATCTGCACGAAAGGGAGATGATGAAGAGGAATAATTTTTTAGATTTGCGCTTCCATAATTGTTTTTTTTATTTGGGGTAAGTAAAAACAGGGAAAGCCTCGGCATAAGTCGGGGCTTTTTTATTTTGTCTTCAGCTTAGTTACACGTGACTTACAGACTGTTTTTATCACTCAAAAATACCCATATTTGGTAAAAATGGTCAAAACAGGGCAAAAAAAAGGATACGCCAAAACAGCGTATCCCAGCAAAATAGGGTGTCTATACGGTGGCTAAACCTGACCGGCTGCCCCAGGAATTGCCTTTGGTGTCATGTCCTTCACTTTGCCAAGTTCAAGTCCTGTTAATACTGAAACTCTTTCAGCTTCAACACCAGCGCCAAGCAAACCTACGGCAGCTTCAGAACGTGCCTTAATGATTGGTGATTCGTCTGTCTTCAGAATTTCAAGGTGACTGTAATCGCGAGTAAGCCAACCGTCAGTTTTTGGATTCATTCCGTAGTGTTTCGTGTAGATCAATCCTTCTGCCTCACCTTCTGGGATAATTGTTTGGGTGTACGCTAGTTTGATTCCCTCTTTAAGGTTTTCGTATGTGTTGGTTGCAGAAAGGCTGAACATGTGAACATTCAGACCATAACCATCAATAATCAATCCCATGTTTTCCACAACCTCTTCGAATAGCATTAGTTCACCTGTTGGGTATGCTGTGTGTTGGAATTTGACAGCCGCTTCAGTTTGGATAAAGTCGGCTTTACCGTCTTGCATTCCGTATCTGTTTTGGTGTGCGCGGTCAATCTTACGTTGTTCTGTGCGATCTAATGGAATTGATGCCATACCGCCCATCGCTGCTGAAATCTCAGAACTCAATATCCCTAACGCTCCATTTGCTGTGATGATACGAAGTCTGAATCCTTTTGCTCCACGTATGCCTGAGATCTCCATCATTAAGCCTTCCATTCGTGAGAGTCCAATAAGCGGGTTTGATGGGTGTGGATCTTTGAAATGGATGATGTCTTTTACGTCAAAGGTTTCGTCCATTCCGTTATTCGTGTTTTTTAGGACGTATTTTTCTACCACTTCGTCAATGCTGACTTGTTTGTATATTTTCCCAGTAACATCGAAGGTTGTGTATTCGGCTGGCAGGTTCCACATTAGTTTCGGTTCTCCGGATATGTTTCCTTTTGGGACGTACTGGATATTGTTACCCCAAATAGACATCTGTTGAGATGCTTGAACACCGTATGTGTTTCCGTCCTGAAGAAAGTTTGGGTTTTCGTGACGGTAAACGTACGGGGACTCTTTGAACTCTTCAATAATGATTTTGCCTTCTTTGTCTTTGCCCCACTTCTTATGTTTCCATTGCCCGTTTGCCTTCATCATGGCTTTGCGGTCAATCACTATTTTAAGACAGGAAGTTGTGTTGTATAGATTAAACTTATTCCCGTTCGACACATCAACCCATTCTGTGCCTTTGTTGAAAATCGTTGACCTCCAAACGTTGTGAAAAGGTGTCTGTGTGTATTGATCGCGCCCGCTACCGAAAAAAAGAGGACTGATGTTTCTGATTGAGTTCCAAAATTCAGACATAGAATATTTTTATAGTTACGCAAATCTAAATCAATTTTTTCTATATTTGCATCAATTGTTTGTCGGATAAGAACCAACCACAATTTTTCAAATGAGTGAAACATCGAAGCCAAAAGCAAAGATTGACACCGAGGCACTGAAAAAGTCAAAGGCTCAAAAGTCGAAAGCGATTAGTAATAACGAAATCGTGAAGAAATGAGAATTGACACTTCAGCGTTCGCAGATAAGAAGGAACTTTTTAAGTATCTCCATGCAAACAAGCGTGAGATAATCGAACTGAAAAAGTCAGCCATTAAACAATGTGATATCGTTGTTGCATCGAATCTTGAACCTACGACACTCAAAGCGCTCACTACATCAAACGTTGATGATCCAACCACAGGAACGATCAAAAGAACCATCATTGCGAACACTTACAATTGGATGGATTCACACGATGATGTTCACTTGGATGGAATATTTGCTAAATCTATTTCAGAGAAAATGGCATGGCATCTTCATGATCACATGTTCAACATCACTGCTAAAGTTGGAAAGCCTTTGTCTATTCAGGAAAAAGCAATCCAATGGAGTCAATTGAACGTTAGCAAATTTGGTTATACTCAGGCGTTGTTCTTGGAGTCTGAGATTTTGGAACGCTACAATGAAAAGGTTTACCAGATGTATCTGAACAACGAAATTGACCAGCACTCAGTAGGTATGCAGTACGTTCAAGTTTATCTTGCAATGAATGACCCTGAGTACAAAGAAGCGTTTGCGCAGTGGAATGAAACACTTCCAAAATTAGGCAACGCTGCCAAGGCTGAAGAACAAGGTTTCTTTTGGGCGATCAAAGAAGCAAAATTAAGAGAGATTTCATGTGTGTTGGAAGGTTCAAATGAACTCACGCCAACATTACTAAATAAAAATATTGGGCCGTCGGCGGACACCCAAAAAGATGAGCCGGATCTAAATGACTCCACTTTGAAGGAACGCGAAGCAAACAAATCATTTATTTATTACTAACCAAAAAACCAAAAGATGAAATTACTTTCAAAAATCGGAATGGTGGCCTTTGTTATGTCAATGGTATTTTTGTGTCTGGCAACAACCGGAAACGAAATGCTAATGAAATGGGGAACATTGGGCGCAGGTGCAGCCATTGGCGTATCTACATTCCTTGCATCAGTAAACCCCAACCACGCATTCAATACAATTGTTATCCCTGATTTCACCACCAAGTCTTCGGCTGAAATTCTTGCAATGACACCTGAAGACCGAATGACCTACCTTGATAAGCGTAGAGAGTTTGAATTAGCCACTGAACGTGATTGGTCACAGAAGGAAATCCAACGTATTACGGCTGAAAAAGCAGAAGGATGGGAAGGTAAAGTGGACACTATTAAGTCAACACTTGACAAAACTGTCAGAGAGGTTGAAGACGCTGTACTATTGATTAAAGCACTCACTGAAAAAGGTGGTAAAGCTGCAGATCAAAAAGAGAAAACGGCTTTGATGAAATACTTTACCAGCAAAGAACGTTCAGGTGACGAAACTGTAGCTTTAAAAACTCGTGAAATTGATTCGCCTGTCGTAAAAGCAAACTATAGTTCACAAGTAGTGTTGAAAGCTGCTGAACTTATGTCAATCGGAGCGGTTTCTCCGGGAACAGCACACATTACAACTGCAAACGGTTACTCTATCAACGTGAATAACTTCGTAGATCCAAACATTTATTCAGTTCCAAAGAATAAAATCTTTATCATGAATTATGTTTCGGTAACTAACCAACCAGGAACAGAAAAAATTTGGTGGTCAGAGCGTAACAACGAAGAAGGTGACGCGGCTTTCATTGCTGAAGGTGGTACAAAACCATTGGTTTCAGCTAAATGGGAAACTAAATCAGCAGACGTTAAAGAAGTTGCAGAGCGTTGGAAATTTACCAAACGCTTATTGCTACATACAAATTCAGTTGTAAACGACTTCCAAGTACACGCGCGTGAATTGATCGAACAAAAAATTGATGATCAAGTATTAACCGGTGACGGTCTTACTGTAAATCTTTCTGGAATCATTGACAATGCTTCTGCTTTTGTTGTACCTGCTGGTCTTGCAAATTACTACGACTATGTGAACATCTACGACGTAATGATGGCTGTATTAACTCAGATCGAAATTGCAAACTTCAGCACTACTGCAATCTGTCTTCATACATCATGGAGAGCGAAAATGTTCGGTGTGAAATCTCAAACTGAGGCAATGTACATTCTTCACCCGCTTGTAACTCCTGACGGAAGAACTTTCGCAGGTGTTCCAATCATCTTCACAAACAAGATGGACGAGGACTATATCTTGGCTGGTGACCTTTCAAAATTCAATGTTGTTTTCTCTGAGAACATCATGTTTGATGAAGGTTATGAGAATGACGACTTTTCAAAAAACTTGATCTCTCGTAAATTGGAGGCTTTCGTAGGAACTTATATTCCTTCAACTGAAACGCCAGCGATTGTTTACGATTCGATCGCAGTCATTGAAAGCGCAATCGCTAACACAGCGAGTTAATCAGTAATCAATTAATACAGATAGTTATGAGTGCAGTGAACACTAAGGATATGATTGCCAGAAACGCTAAGAAACTGACAAAATTTAAGTATAAAGACCGCGTAGAAGTACGTGCTGTAAAAGATACTTTCATCGTTCAGAAAAATGGTGATAAAACACCAGTTCTAGTTTCTGGTAAAACGTACAAGCCCCACCGTCTGATGGCCGAACAAATGGTCAAAGACAAAGTTGCTGAGTACGTGAAATAATAATTTAAGGGCTGGACGAAATAAGCCAGCCCTTTATTTGAACCAATCCTATGAAAACAGAAAAAAAGGCGGCTGAAGAAGCCAAACCAAAAACAGAAAAAAAGGCGGCTGAAAAGAACGCCACTATCTCTGTTGAAAAGGTTAATCCAAAAGACCCAATCAAATCAAAAGTTGTGATTGGTAAAACTGTGTCAGGTAATCAACGTGTAAACTTTCAACCAAACGGGGTTAACCCTAAATTAGGTGATAAGATTCACAAAATTGCCGGATCAGTTGCACAGGATTTTGTTAACAAAGGTTGGGGACACGTAGTTGAGTAATGCCAAACATCGTAGAAATATCGGACTTCACTGGTAAATTTAAGATTGCCACTGATCAATACACGGAAACGGACTTTGAAGCCTTTCGTGATGAGAGACAGTTTGATATGATCTATGAAATGTTGGGCGCTGTTTTGGGCGCTGCTTTTATTGCAGACTTAAACAGTTCAGGGGTTCCGGTTAATGCACCATACACAACGATTTTTGCACCGTTCGTTGAAGATAATAACGGTGAGTTGATTCGCAGTGAGGGTATAAAGAAAATGGTTCGAAACGATTTGTTCGTTAAGTGGGCGCGGGAGAATGGAAAAGACGTAAATCTTCCGGGTAACTCATCAAGCGAGCAAGAAAATTCAAAGCCAGTTCTTTCAGTTACTTGGATTGTTTTAAAGTACAACCAAGCAATTGACACAGCAAGGGCGATTCAATGGTACATCGGTAAGAATTCGGCCGACTTCCCATATTATAACGGGCAGGAAATGGAATACATGTCAATTTATTAAGTAATAAAAAAACTAAAAATATGCAAGGATGTATTTGCGCAGGCGCTGGTAAGAGTACTGGAAGACCTGGTTGCACAACTCCACGTGGAATCACTACTTATTTGGTGATTGGACACTGGAAAAATGATTCCGGGAATATTAATTCAATCCCACAGGGGACGGTAATTGATCAGACTTATGTTGAAGGTCGTTTGAATAACCTGAACATGACTGAAAGATTGTTCGTTTTACCTGCAGTGAAGCGAGTTAAACACAATCACGCACCGGACGTGACAGAGGATGTAGGGAATGGCCTATTGATCAAAACAGGTGAAAAAGGTGTTCGCACCAATACCTACGAATTGATCAAAGGGAACGCAACTGAAGAGATGTTGGCAGCAATTGAATCTCATTTGTGCAGCACACTTGGGTTCTTTGAGTTAACAAACTTCGGACAAATTGCAGGTACAAACATCGGTGACGGTAATTTGCGCTTGACAAAAATCGCTGATGATACGTTCTTGACAAATTTGATGTACCCTGAAGAAGGTGTTGCACAAAAAATCATGTTGTCGTTCATCGTTGATGAGACTGAGGACTTGACACAACAAGATTATATCACGGCTGAATCAATCGAATACGCTACCCGTTTCTGGTACGATTCACAACCACAACAAGTATTAATCACAGAGGTTCTTTCAACGTCGTTGACTGATATTAAAGTGAAATTGTCGTGGATGCGTGTGCGTTTTGAAAATGACGGTATCACTGATTTTGTCAGCAATGACTTCAATGCGGGTGGTGGCGTTGCTACTATCAACAACTTGACTCAATCTACAACACCGGCTGTTGTGGCTTCAGAATCAGCTTTACCAAATGAGGAAGGTGTTTACACTTTGACATTTGCAGGTGCAGCTGATGAAGATGAAGTTGAAATTGGTATCATTAAGGATGGTTATTACGCTGAAAAAATCAGAGTATTCGTAGGACCTACTTCGTAATCTAATACCTGAAATATGAAGAACGATAAAAAAGCCGCAGTGGTAAGCGTTGAAAAAGTTTCTCCTAGTGGCAAAAAGCCAAAGGAACTAATGTTCGTAAGTGGTAATATTCAGATCCCGGTTGAGTTCTCTTTTACAAAAGAAGAGTTTGTGAACCGGTTCAGAGGACAGAAACTAAGTAAGGACATCAATAAACTTTACGATGAGTACGCCGCGTGGCACACTAAAAACAAGTAACAAACGGAGCCGGGGCAGTTGCTTCGGCTCTTTTTTTTGATCGGTATGTTTGAAGACACAGAACTTGGAATGCTTGCGCGTAGATTGATGGCTCTGGATGAGCCTGAAATCTTCGTTGAGGCATCAGACAAAGAAGTGTTGGAACATATCGAGTTGTTGAATAAGCGCCAATTGATCAAGGGGCGAAACTCTGAAGGTGAACTACTATCAAATATTGGAGGTGAATACTCAGATACTACGATGGAACTTGCAGAGTTGGAAGGAAGGCCAAAGGATAGCAAATCAATTGTGAACTTATTCAGTGATGGAGATTTCCATAAAAGCATAAAAGCGGACGTTGAAAAGGAAGGGTACGAGATAACATCAGACCCGATCAAACGGGACCCGCTAAACGGATTAACAACAAATCTTTTGGAGCGCTACGGTGAAGAGGTAGAAGGGTTGGAAGAAAGCAGCATCAAGGATTTAGTAGAAACAAAATTGTTGGATAAATATGTTAAAGCTGCGGAAAAAAAAATCTTCGAAGGTCAGTAAGAAACTATCTCACCCGAAGATTTACAACGATATTGACGTGATCCCGATTGATAATTGGGAGCAAATCGTTCAGCATGGACGGCTTGAATATTTCGTTGTCCAACCTCATCGCAGACGAGCAAAAGTAAATCCAGAAACAATTCAGAACGCATACGACACAATAACGGATCAGTATTTTTCAAGGATGGGAATCAACCCACAGGATGATGAGTTCTTCATTTTACTTCAAAAGCGTATTGAGTGGAGAAACAAATTCATTAATGGTGACAAATCAGCCATGAACTTTATCCGGTTGATAACAGCACAACTTCATGCATTAAAAGTTGATCACGTTAAACCAAACATGCAAAAGAACCGGTTGGCGGTTGAAAAGTGGTACGGCACAATTGATAAGTACACAAAAACAGTAGGTGAATTTATTGACATAGTGAAGTTAATGGAGGAAGAAGCAAACGCAATCAGCGCAAGACAAACTAAGTCCGAGGAATAGACCATGGTTAAGATTACAAGAAATAAGGTTGTTGACGAAAATATATTCGGTGAGGTAATCGCACAGGGTAAGGATATGCTTACTGTTCTCGTGTCAAATACTGTGGCCGCGCAAAAGCTACACGCAGAAACCATGAAGATGTCACAGGCATTCGATGGATCAGCAAAAGCACAACGGGAACTTATTGCGCTTGATATTAAATCAGAACAACTTGTTCAGCAAAAAATCAAATCAGATCAGCAAATTCAGAAGTTGGAAGCTGAATCAGCACGTGCAAAAAAAGCACAAATTCAGGCGTACGCAGCACTCAACAAGGAAAAGGAACGCGCAGCAAAAGCAGCCGAAAAGGAAGCGAAAGCAACTAGGGACGCTTCAAGCGAATACGCTAAACAGTCTAAGCGCCTCAACGAACTACGAAAAGAGTATAAGGATTTATTATTGACTCAGGGACAGGAAACGGCACAGATGAAAATAATGCGCAAGGAAATTATTGCCCTTGACGCAACACTAAAAAAGGTTGACGCTACAGTAGGCCAACATCAAAGAAGTGTAGGAAATTACGAACGTGCTTTAGGTGGCGTGAGAAACATGCTTGGTCAACTTGGGTTGGCCTTTGGTGTTTTTACAATCCTGAAAGACGTTTTCAACATAGTTAAAACCAACGAAGAGGCAATGGCTTCTTTGGCTGCGATCACTGGTTTAAGTGGTGAAGAGTTTGACAAATTCGAAAACAAGGTAAATGACGTTGCGACTGAATTGCGGGTTTCTTCAACTGAGGTTGCAAAGGCATTCGAATTAATTGCATCAGCACAGCCGGCACTACTCAAAGATGCGGACGCTCTGGCAGCGGTTACAGAACAAGCAATCATTCTAAACAAGGCGATTAAGGGCGATTTATCAGAAACATCATTGGCGCTTGTTGGTGTAATGAATCAGTTTGGAGAATCTGCCGAAGAAGCGGCCAGGATCATTAATATACTTGCTGCCGGTTCACAGGCCGGAGCAGCTACGGTGAATCAGATCAACGAATCAATGGTGAAGTTTGGTACCACTGCCAAAATTCAGAATGTATCTATTGAAGAATCGGTTGGTTTAATTGAGACGCTTGGAGAAAAAGCAATTTTTGGAGCAGATGCAGGAACCGCATTGAGAAACATTCTATTGAACATGTCGTCAATTGATGCGCTTCCTCAAAAAGCATTGGATGCGTTAGCGAAATACGGTGTAAACACAGATATCGTTAAAGACAAAACACTATCATTTGAGGAACGTTTGCGCGAGTTGTCAAAAATTGCTGGTGATTCTACTGCTATCATGCAGGTTTTTGGAAAAGAAAACACCACGGCTGCAACTGTATTATTGAATTCAGTTGACACGTACAGCAAAATGACTGACGCCGTTACAGGAACAAGCGTAGCAACTGAACAGGCTGCAGTAAATAGTGATACTTTATCCAATATTTTATTAGAACTCAGAGCGGCTTGGGAAAATTTAGTCGTTAAATGGTCCGAAGGTACAGACGTGCTTGGTGGTTTGAAATCTGTTTTAAGATTTGTAGCAGATAATTTGGAGTTAATAATTAATTGGGTTGTTCGTGCTATTACTGTTTGGGCTTCATATAGAATAGCGTTAGCAGCCGTAAACAAAGAAGGAACTGGTTTTGTTCAGGTTTTAGGAAATATGATTAAGGGGCTTGCTTCTGCAGATAAAGGCATCAAGTCTATAAAAATTTCATTCGCTTCATGGGTTGGTCTGGCAGTTGCATTGCTTCCTATGCTTTTGGATATGGCAAAGGCTACTTACGAAATGTATACTAATACAACCGCGCTCGACAATGCTACTGAAAAGTACACTACAAAAATGATCGAAGAGCGTGCAGAAATGGATAAACTTAGATTTGCAATTGAGACAACAACGGCTGGTTCAAAAGAACGTCAATTAGTTTTAGACGAAATCAATTCAAGATACGGTACTACGCTGCAAAATATCCAAGATGAAAAAATGTTCATGGATCAACTTTGGGAGTCATACCAGAAGGTGAACGCTGAGATGGAAAAACGCATCATGCAGCAGGTTTTGGAAGAAGAATTGATGAACCTATTCAAGGCTAAGCGTGAGATCGAAAAAATGTCAAGCAGTAATACACTATTCGGTACTGATGTAAAAGCGGGATTTCTTGATGATATAAATACACAGATATCAGAAATTCAGGCTAAAATGTTTCAGTTGAATAATTCAGGAGGGGCTGGTAAAATAGGTATTCCAGGAACTGAAACTGTTGATGTAACCGGAGGCGGAAATGGTTCAAAAGGAATTAAAAAGACAATATCTGAGTTCAAAGAACTGGATGCGGAACTGAACAAACTTGAACAGACGCTATCACTTGAAGAGTTAAAAGCATTCCTCAACAGGAACACAGATATTGATGTTAACGATGTTGGGGCTAATCCAGAGATGGAGGAAATAGACGCATATTTGGAAGGATTAAATAAAATTGCAGAAGCAGAAAAACGCCTAGCAGAGGAAGCGCAAAAACGCAGGGAAGAAGCAATTCAATCTTTACGCGATAGCATTGTAGAAGCTTCTAAACTTTTAGAAGAATACGGAGAGCGTGCATTGGCTTCGCTTGATAAACAAATTAGCAGGATTGATGAAGCTGTTGACGCTTCAAAATCCCGTGAAGATCAACTACGCGAAGAAGCACAAAAAAGAGACTTGAACGCAGACGAAGCTATTACCCTTGAACGTGATAGACAGAAAGCATTATTGGCAGAAAAAGCAGCAATGGAGCGCAAGAAAATGGAAATCGAATCTTTACTGATCATGTTGCGTGCTTTTGCCGCTTCAGTAGAGAATGGACAAGGCAATCCGGTTGCAAACATCAAAAGTCAAGTAACAGACCTGATTAATTTCTCAAAGAACTTACCCGGCTTTATTGATGGAACAGAAACGACTTTGGATAAAGCGATGAAACAAAACATACCTGGTTCTGGAAATGATAAATACATGATCAAGGCTGATGGTAAAGAAAGGATTTTGAACCCTTCATTGTCTTCGCTTATCCCTTCGCATGTGACAAACAAGGAATTAGTACAAAGTTATTTGTTCAGTAAGGCAGGGCAACGGATTCAGTCAAGCTACGAAAACAACGTTTCTTCATCTGCGGGTAAGGCGGTTTTCTATGACAATTCAGATGTTGTGAGTGCAATAAATACTTTACCTGCAAAAATGCCAAAATCTGATAGCATGTTTGATTCTGTTCTAGGGGCCTTTGTTTACCTTGAAAAGCACGGAAACAAGGCAACAAAATACATTGCACCAATACGTAAACGCTGGTAAAATATGGCTCAAATACATCAATACGGACCATCTTATGTTGCTTTGAACCCTCCAAACGAGTGGTTAGAATCAACTGTGGATGCAACTGTAAATGATAGCGATTCAGAAGCAAGCGTGAACACAAATATTTATACTTTCTCAGGCGCTGCAGCACAATTTTTGTTTCAATGGAGAACAGATTTTGGTGTTCATAATGGTGTGCCTTACCGTCAGATTTACATTTCTGAAAGGAACCCAACACAACAGTACATAATTTTTGACGGGTACATTGATTTATCAGCTGATGAGGCGTTCATAAACAGTCAGGTTAATCCAATGATCTATCTGGCTCCGATTGTGCGTACAAAAAACAGCCCTTCAGTCATTGATCAGATGGCGGTTATATCACAGGGGTTGTTACTTTATAAAAATGCCATTTCAAACGCTGACTTTGTAGATATACCAGTAATAATTGAGAGTAAAAAAAACATTCGTGAGCGTGGTGTTGATATTGCAGCGTTCGGCGTTCAGGTGGTTACTTCTTTGACTCAGATTGTATCAAATTTATTAGGTGCACTCGCAAATATTCTAGGCTTGGGAATAGTTGTTGGTGTGATTGAACTTGCTTTGGTTATTTCTAACGCCGTGATGGTTATAAACAGGCTCATAGATCAAGGGGTGAAGCTGAAAAATCTATTCTTCCCAAAGGTTGTTTATTACAAGGGCTTCAATATTGGTAACATGATCAGAAAGGCATTTGCGTACAAAGGTTACACGGTTGAATTTGGTGAGTTGGAAGGGTATTTTGCTAATTCATATTTGATGCCTTCGCAAAATGATTTTGATGGATTTCCTGCAATGGGATTTCCTGCGACAGCTCCAAACACCGGGATATGTAAACCGCAAGACTACGGCTACACAATAATGGAATTGATTGAGGCAATGACCATGAAATTGAATCTTCGTAGAGATGTTATTGGAAGCGTTGTTCACTTGAAAAGAAGAAGTGATTCATTTTGGACAGCTTCACCTTCTTACACCGCGCCAAACGTTTTGATTAAATCAACAGACGCTTATTCAAACGGTCTTTACAAGGATGACACAGAACGTGTAAAAGCGACTTTTGTACTAAACTATACCTACGACTCTACAGATTGCCACACTTTGACAGAAAAAAGTGGTGATAGCGTAGAAGTTCACAGAGATTTGATAAATGAACTTGATCCACAGATGAACACCTTGAAAGGATTAGACGAACGCGTGATTCCTTGGGCGCTTTGTGTAAGAAAAAAACCTTTTGATAACTTATTTGAATTATTCAGCGGCATACTATCAGACGATTTTGATCCGCTTCTACAACAAATAAAAGATCGTATTACAGAATACATTGATGACTTAAATTCAAGCGGTGTTGATTCTGGAATGTTGAACACGTTATTAAGTAGTGTAGGAATAAGTGCTATCCTTGAAAATCGTACCGGATGCCTGAAAATCGATGATAATACTTACGCTATTCCAAAGTTTTGCTATTTAACAGAGACAGGTCACGGACTTCGTATTCCTGAAAACTTCAAAAACTACTGTGGTGCACCTGCGCTTTACAACTCAAATTATTTATCAGACAGCCCGGCAATACAGAATAGCTTTTTAGGTCAATACAGATTAGTGAAAGATTTGAGATTACCTTGGTCTTACGAAAACTTTCAAACAACTCAATTGAACCCGTTCTTTTTGATTCAAGGAAATAACGCTAAATTTAACAACATAGCGTGGAACGAACCAAAACACGAAGCAACGACAAATTTGGAGATACAAGAACCTTTTGATACTAACATAACAGAGGCAATTATATGAACGATACAAGAATAGTGAGGGGATTGAAGGAAAAAGATACCCCGGTCAATAATGATTTTTTTTTCATTGGCGATTCTGAGAACGGTGATATGGTCAGATACATTCTTTGGGATGATATGGTGGCATTACTTTCAGGTGGTGGTTCAGGTTTAACACAACAACAAGTGGAGGGACTGAAATGATATTAAAATATAACAGTCCATCAGAGTCAATTATAGCAAACACGGATGTTGCATCATCCAATGTTACGGCTTTTGCGTCTTACAGAATAAGAACCGCAACAACGTTAGTTCCGTTCACCAAATACACTGATATTACAGATACACCAGCGGCAACAATTGTTCCTTCGCCTTCTGCATCTGGAGAAAGTCATTATATCGATCAAATGACTTTTAAAAATAGAGAACTAACAGCAAGAGAATTAACAATTTTCTGGACAGACGGAACTCAGTTTGCAGTTCTTTGGCAGGGCAATTTGGAAGCGAGCGAATCGGTACAATATAACGTTGGTTCAGGATGGCAAAAATTAAATGCAAATGGTGACCAGATTGTTATAGGAGCAAGCACAACACCTATCCTAAATAATAGATACGTTATCTCAGGGGCGCAATATGAAACGTTTGATAGAAACCTTTGCTACGAAGTAAATACTTCTTTACTTTCAACAGGGCGTTTATCATTACAGGCTATTTGGTTGCCGTCTGGAACGGTTGTGAGTTCAATATCTTTTTGGAGCGCAACTACTGCGGCTGGTACACCAACGAATCAATTATTTGGTTTATTCGATTCAAGTAGAAACCTTTTGCGATCCAGCGTAAACGATACAACAACGGCTTGGGCTGCTAATAGTTTGAAAACTTTGGCACTTACGGCAACATTTACGACTACATATTCAGGACTTTACTATTTAGGCATCATGGTAACGGCTACAACTGTTCCAACAATTAAAGGAAACACGGCAAAAACAAACGGTGCGTTAAACGCAGCAGCGCCTTCAATGGGTGGAACTTCAACAAGTGGTTTAACAACGGCATTACCAGCAACCGCGGCAGCACCAGCAACGGTAACAACATCATTTTGGGGGTGTGTAAGTTGATAACTATGGGAATTTTAAAACAACATTTGCAAAAGCTGTCTGAAGAGGATAAAAAATACCTCTCAGAAATCATGCGAACTTCCGGTAAATTGATAGCCGAAGGAAGGCAATCAGAAGCAATGAAGTATTTGGATCATAACAGAAAAAAAGCAACACAACATGAATCAAATATCAGTAAATGATACAAAGTGGTTCAACGAACTACTAAACGGACCAACATTTTCGGTCAATACCGGCGTATATTCTACCTTTTTCAAGGCGCTTAATTTGTGCCGTCAGAAAATGGTTTCAAATATCACTGTAAAAACAAGCCTTTCGGCTTCACTTTCGGCTGAAGTTCTTTTCGGGACCGATACGGTAACAGCATATTTTATTCACCCTTTTTTGAATTGGGCTTCTGAAGGGTTTAAAGTTGGGGACACAATGAAGGTTGTGCGTGGTGTTACTGAGGAAGATGTTACCATTGCTTCAATCGTAGGCACAACATTAACCTGTAATGATCCAGGATTCACTGGTGCGCCGATGAACCTTGTTGACGGTACAGAATATTCAGATTTAATTTTCAGAAACACAACCGTTCCAACTTCATTAATTTTTAAGTTCGGAATTATACCAAATGCAATTGGAGGCGTTGGATTAACACCATCAAATCCGTACCGTTCATGGCTTGATACCGCAGTTACTCAGAAATATTCAACGGGTGCTTTGGTTATTTCCACGCCTGTTGCTTTGGTAAGTTCAATGCCAGAATATACAGAGGTTACTGAGTCTATTGATTGCGAATATATTTCAGTTGCAAATGATTGGGAGTTCACATTTGAGATAACCCACGTATTTAGAGCCTTTGGGTATAATGACGGGTTTTTGACAAATTTGATTAACGAAACTGAACCTTCAACTTTCACGTCTCCTAATTACCGCTACGTGTGCGAATATTTATTCGGCACAAATCCAACAGATCCAAATGAATTCAGGCTGTATAAAGACAATTTATTAAATGGATCTTTCGGTTGGATTGGAAAAAATTATACTTCTGGTGACGGCGATTATTACATAGATTCTATTTCATACAATTCTGGTGCTGATAGCCAGATTGAAGCAACTGAAACAACTACTATTACTGGTTCAATAAAAAAGAGTTCAGGAAATTGGGTTGCTGGTGACCGGGTTGTTTTAATCGTAATGAAAATTGCAGAAGGCACAGAATATACAAATGCATCAAATACACTTGAACAAAATTTTCTGTTTGATTCTTTAGCAACAACTGAGGGAGCAGCAACAGTGGATTCGGGTATTATTCAAAACCTTGATGTTGATATTGATGGTGGTGATGCGACACTTTTAGACTTTACTTTCCAAACTATTTACAACACAACACAACAGGCGTTAATTTCAAATGGTGATTACTATCTGATTGGAATGCTTGTTGGTGAAGATTCTGGTGCTGCGACAACTTCAGACGCAAAGGTTGTTTGGATGGATGTAAATCAGTTTACAAAAAATACTGATATTACAGGATTGATCACGGGTAATACTATGGAAATTTACTCTAGTGAAAAAACACCAAACGGTGCCTCTTATACAACTTCCGCTAATAGCTGGAATAATCGACTGCATCACGCGAAATGCAACTTCTTATTAACTAAAAATGGATCAAGCCCAAAACTAAGCGACTATATAAAAGTAACTGGTATGAAAGGACAGGTAATTGCACGAAATAAAGTCACTACCGAATCATTTGTTCTAGATAATTATGATATGCCTTGGTCTGAATTTGATGCATCTGTTGGTGGTGGTCATTACCAGATAATAAATCAAACTAATTACAGAGATTTCAAAATAAATCCTACGGCGCAAGCAAATAAATCTACAATTGTTACTGATTTTCCTGGTGTTTATCAAACAACTCAGGAATTTATAGTAAGATGGCCTTTTGTGTTCAATTGGAGAGAATGGCAATACAACCCAAATGTACCAGCTGAGTTTTATGACGCTTTAGAATCTCAGAATAATTTCAATTACAGGACTTCAAATTATAATGTTTCTGGAAGCGATTGGGAGATCCGTGTCAGACTGTTAGTTACTGTCAACACTCAGGGTATAAATACACAATACGGAATACTTTCAACAGCTTGTATTGTTAGAGATTTTGATGTTGACCCGCCTACTTTTGATTGGTCCGCAACTACTGAGTTAATAGACGAAGACGGAATTACTGTAGACCAGATCAGAATAGGCCAAGACATGCGTATAAAAACCACTTTCAGCATGGCAACGGCTGGTAGTTTAAACATGGCAAGAGTAATGGCCGAACATACTATTGAAGAATATAACTCAACCGGCGATAACTTCAGATTACATTCAAACGTAGATTGGTATTATTCTCAGAATATGCTTAAGCCTTTAGTTGGACAAATAGCTGTTAAAATGACTCAGGACGTTGCAAACAATCTAATAATTATTGAATCTTTGATTGATAAAGATTTGGTTGATCCGACGAAATCTTATAACGTTTACTCACATTTAGAAGATACGACATGATAGAATTATTTAACGGGTCTACGCTGCCCCAAAACGCCAAACATTTTTCAACAAAAAGAACCTTTATTCCTACCTTTGAAATATCAAATGGGAGTGCAGAGGGTGATTTTTGTGTTTGTCGCATGCAGTGTATTCCTGCTCTCAAATTTTTCACAGATGAAATAGGTGTTGATTCATCAAAAAACGACTTTTTTAGTCTGTTTCAAATGTCTATTCCGGGTGGAACTCATAAAGTTTATATCACTGTTGAAGATGACGAGCCTATTGAGATTACTAATGATGATTACGGGACGCTTTACACCGGCTCAACATGGGTTAGTTATGAGTTTACAGCGTTCAAAATATTTAATGAGATAGGATATAAGAAATTCTATTGTACAATTAAGAATTTCGACGGTTCAAGCGCTGTTGTTGCTACCTTAAATTCAGCACCACGCCAACTGATAAAATACTCTGATCAGTCTGCAAACGGCACGATCACCATTGAAACAAATAAGAACGGAATTCTCAGACACGGAAACAACTATTCTGATCTTGAATTATCGGGTGGTGGTATTGTTAAATTTATCAGGAATCAAATCCGTTTGTCTGGATCTTTGGAATGGTCAGGCGCACCGCTTGAATCGACTAGATTAATGTTAAGCGGAAATACTCAGGACTCATTGCAGGTGTTTGAAAAAATGGAAATGGAGTACGATTTGAAAATTGTTCTTGCTTCAGCGGAACAAGTTATCCCGGTTCTGCTTGATGACTTATTTGCAAACGCAGTTTTTGTAACAGATTACAATCTCTTCAATTTTGAAAAATATTCCAGACTTAAAGTTTACAGAACAAGCAATGATTTCACGGCCGGAAGATCAGCGCGTAGAAAATCTTTTGTTGTAAAAGTCAGAAGAGCGCAATCAAATATCGAAAAGTACAACGATTAGTAATATATTTGAAGTATGGATATTTATTCATTGATACAAACTCACGTTGTAAGTCAAATGACGCCAGTAATTACACTGACTTCAATTGAAACAATTGCGGGTACGCCTGTGAAATACAAATTATTTTCCTGCAACACTCAGTGGATAACTATCAATGATAAAATCACAATAGACGGAGTGGTTTATAAGGTTGTTTCATTCGTTCAAGACGAATATTTGATAGTTACGGGAGCATCTGCACCCGTTCAACTTTATTTCCAATTAACGGCTCCAACATTTGAACACGGAACGCACAGGCGCGTAAGTGGTGAGCGTGTGAAAAAAGCAGCATCAAAGCGGACAATCACGCCAATGATTTACGCACTTCCTGTAAAAGGAAAAACTAGACCTTCTATTGATTCAATGTATGGGTTTAGTGGAAAAGTTCGTTTTTTCTGTCTTACAACTTTTGACAAAAATGGAGATGCAACCATAGCAACACAACAGACAAACGTTGTAAATCCAATGTCTGCTTTGGCAAAATATTTCATACAGAAGTTTGAAGAAAGATTGGATTTATTCGAAGAAATTCAGGAAGTTTTTCAAGATGATTTCATGGACTTTGGAGATCCTGCAATTTGGGGCGCAAAGGAGCGTATTTTTGAAGAGTTTTTAAGCGGTGTTGGTGTAAACTTCGATCTGAATATTTATTCACAGGACGAATGTTGTACAGATACGCCGGCTGTTAGTTGTTTGCCGGTTAAATTCCAAATCGAAGGAGTTTTGGCAGAGAATATACCAAGTGGTGACACGTTTAATCTGAATTTGATTGACACGGACGGTAATGTGCCAACTCACACGTACGACCCTCTAACAGACACGCTGGAAGTTCCTGCTGCTGGTGGCGGTGGTTCAATAGACATAGCAGTAAACGGCACACCATTCTATTCAGGTGTTTCGACCAATCAGGATTTACCAGTAAAAAAATCAGATGCTGCCACAAATGTAGGTTCTAAAGCTGGCGCTAATTGGATCATTGGTGACACCTCAGAAACTTATAACGGTGCTGCAATAACCGGCGTAACGGCTGAGGGCTTTAAAGACATTACAGTAGTAAACAGTGCAGTAACTCAAATAGGGTCAGCAACAGTAGATACAGAAGCTGAACTGGAAATCACTATTGCAGACGTTATAATGCCTATTTACGAATACCCTGATTTAGTCACACCAGTTGCTACTGTCACGATAATTGCGGGTGTTATTCCAAATTTTACAATTGATTTATGAGCATAGTAATACCAACCAGAATAAACCAGACAACAGCAGAATGGGCTACTGATTCGACTGTTTATAGTGCTAATAAAATACTGTGTGAGACTAATGCCTTTTACGGAGCAACGGATCAATGTAAATTTAAACTGGCTGACGGTGTGCAAACATGGGCGCAATTAAATTATTTCCCTGTATCTGGTTTTGACGATGCGACAAGTTCAATTCAAACGCAGTTAGACTCAAAGCAAACAACGGCTGATTTTTTTGCTTTTGCTTCAAATACTTATACAGATTCGACCTCATATTATTTAGGCCAAGCATTGAACCCAGTTACGGCTACATCTCAAACAGGAGGTGTTGCTTTAAAGGCTGGTGTTATTACTGCTTGTATTATATCTGTTTTTAACGGCGGAACGGTTGGAAGCAATGAGAACTGTACATTAAATCTAGTTCATGGTACAAACTACGGAACTACAGATTTGATTGCTAACGATATTAAAATAAATGCTAACCGACAATCAGTAAGATATATTACAGGGCTTAACATTACTGTAACTGATTGCGCTTCTTTAGTAAATATTAATATTCCTGTTTTAGCAACAAATCCAAACGGATTACAATTAAGAGTAACTATATTCTATGCGTAAAGAAATCACATACAAACAGCAAGGGGACGGCTCAGACTCTTGGATAATCAAGACGTTTAACGATAAAAACGAACTTATCCAAATCCCTGAAATCGTTTACGAAGATCCATCTAAACAAAATAAAGAGGTTGAACTCTGGCGAATAAAAGGAGTTTTAACTTTGATGGGCAGAATCAATGAGGTTGATATTGCTATTGAAAAACTACCTGAACCAAATAGAACTTTAGCTGGTTTTGTTTGGAATAGCGGAAACAGTCTTAATAGTCAAAGCGACACCGTCAAGTTTGTTCAGGCTTCTTTGAATTTAACAGACGAGGAAAAGGACTCTATTTTTGAACAAGCAGCAGCGATAAAGTTATGAAAGCAGAAACAGAAGAGCAGCTTTTGAGGGACGTTAGTCTAATCAAACAAAGAATACTTGGTGATAAAATGACCGGAGTTCCTTCGCTTATTGATGATGTTGAGATGCTAAAAAAGACTAAGGCGAACAAGGTTAATTGGCTGAAGATATTTACGCTTGGATTTAAAATTGGAAGCAAAGCTGGGGGAATGTAGTTATGAAAACTTACTATCAAGAATTAACACGCATATTCAAATCTGACAAGCAAACTTTGGGGCAGATTGACGTTATTTGCGATCAGACCGGATTAATAGAATTTACTTGCTTTTCTTTACTATAAAATTCGTATCATTATCATCGAATACAGAGAAAAACTTGAATCGAGAAAAAAGAAGCGTAAATGAAATGGTATCAGCGAAAATATTTCTTTGGGTGGACAAACATTAAGCATGTTTTGAAGCAACTTTATTTGACTTTCAGTGATAAAAAATCAGCCGTTGTTTGCTTTGAGTCTAACTGCGTTTGAATTGAACTTGTAACATCATAATACCCATGTTGTATAGCTGTTAGATGATAGTATTCATCTGTTGTGCCGCCTTGTAAATTATCTAAATTATTATGATTAGTGGGGAAGCCAGCAAAAGGTTTTGTTCCATAATCAGTAGATGCAACTCCTGTTAAAGCTGATCTTTTATAAAAACCCTCCGCACGAAAATTTATGGGCCAAACACCTTGAGAGGCATTAACACCTACTAAATCCCCTATTGCAGGATCAGATGGTGTTACACCTAATGGTAGTGCTGAATAATTAGCTACATACCCCCAAATAGTATTTGCGCCTCCTGAACTTGTATTGACCAAATCAAAATGTCCAGATACAGGATTATATCTTTGGATTATTGACATTATGAAATTAATTCTATTTTAACAGATGCACCGGCTAAAATATTGTCAGATAAAACACCTGAATAATCTCTACTTTCTACAAATATCCTTGAGCCTCCTTTATATACTTGAATAATACCACCTTTTCCGCCTCCAACACAGAAAGCATTGAGGAGTACATGCGAAAAGCAGGATGGGAGATCAAGATAAGAAAACTGTAAAATGAGTGACAATAATGACATAACAAATATCAATATTAATAACCTTTCTTTGGTGAAATACAAGAGAAAACGCATTAACTTTGTTCAAGGCACTAATATTACATTAACAGTAAAGGATAATCCGCGTCAAAAAACAGTAGATGTAACAATTAATTCTTCCGGCGGTAGTAGTGGTGAGAACGGTTATTTTCCGCGGGGATGGTAGTAAAAAATAAAATAAGATTATGAGTTCAGTTTCAAATACTTTTGCAAATGAGATGGCTCTTTTGCTATTCAATAATGATGACATTGCTAATGTTGGCGATGTTGCTGGAATACAAAACTCAGCTACCCCAGGTAGTCTTTTTGTTGCACTACATACTGCTGATCCAGGTGATGCTGGAAACGCTGCTACAAGTGAAGCAGCATACCCCTCTTATGCAAGAGTAGCTGTTCCAAGAAGTGTACTTGGCTGGACTGTTCTATTAAGGAATGCGACTAACACATCTGATATAGTATTTCCTACTCGTTCAGGTGTTGGATTAGAAACTCTAACACATTGGTCTATTGTGAAAGAAACAAGCGGTGCGTCAGTTATTTTATTCAAAGGAGCATTGACTGATTCTTTGGATGTAACAAATAACGTTGCTCCAAGAATTACGGCTGGATCTTTAGATATTAATTTTTAAAATAAACCCATGGCAATAACAGGATTAGATTCAGCTTATGCTGCGGCTGCGGCTGGTCAAACAAATAAAGGATTGTTCCAAAAAGCAAGTTCAAATGCCGCAGCATCTGTTGCTGGACATTGGCATGAGTTTTTCACCGCAAATGGCATTCCCGCCGCTGGCGCATGGTCAGGATCTGCTGGTGTTGCACAACAATTAACCGCAGCAAATACAGGAGCATTAAACATTGGAGTGCCCGCTGTTTCACCTGATACAAGACAGCTTACATCTATAAAGATTCAAAGCCCTACAGCAACACTTGTACCAGCTACGTTTTATCTGGTTGATTTCTTGCTTTATTACCCAGCGTGTGTTGTTACTGGTGCACCAACAGCTTTGAATAATACATTGACGCTTCCAAGATATACAAGTGGTGAAGGAGTACTACCTATAATTGCTGTTCAAACAGCAAATGGTGCAGCCCAACCTGCTTTAACATTATCATACACCGATCAAGATGGAAATACTGGAAACACCGGTGGTGTTATGACTTCTCCGGTTGCATCAAGTGCAATAAGTAAATTATACCTAAACAATGGATCACCATTTATGCCTCTTTCCGGCGCTGATAAAGGGGTTAGAAAAATAGATTCTTATACATTAGCAACTGGAACCACTGGAACTGTAGCTATTGTTTTGGTAAAAGTACTTGCCGAAATAGATATTTATGCAATTAACACAGGAAATTTGAATGACTACTTCAGTGGTAATGATATTCTTCCTAAAATTGAAGATAATGCTTGTCTTGGATTTATTGGTGTTGCTGGCGGTGCAATGATTGCAAATGCTGTTTTTAGCGGTACTTTAAATAATATATGGGATTAAGAGGTAGTATAATTAGTAGCCAAAGAATAATCGGAGGAAAAGGTTTCGCTAATAGCGGAGCTATGAAAAACAAATTAAACAGACTGAATAAGTCTATCTCAATACAAAGATCTACACTTCAAGAAACATCAAGCACACCAGAAGGGTATAGAATGCCAAAAGGACCATTGGTCTATCCTTTATCAAATGGCGGAATAGCATCAAGAATATCAAACGTATTCGATGTTAGTTCATCAATCGTTGGTGATGGGTATATGATTTCTAATGCAACTGTTGTATTCACAGTAAGTGGTAGTGGAGATTTATTAGCGTCAATAAATGGTGAAGCCAACATAACGATAGTTGCGCTTTGCGATATTCTTGGTTATGGATATATTTCTGGAAACGCTGATATTTCAGCAAGGCCAACGGCAGCAGATATTGCAGGAGAATTCTTTGCCACATTTATCGATGGCAGTTACACAATGCGTGACATTCTAAAGGTATTAGCTGCTGTAGCTGCTGGTAAAACAAATATAACTGATTTGGGTGGCGGTAATGCAACTGTTGAGTTTAGAGATCTTAGCGACACTAAAAACACTGTTTCTGCCGATATGACAAACAGTGAAAGAACAAACGTAACACTTGACTTGTAGTATGAACCACGGAAACACAAATATCAGACCATATACTGATGCGGATTTAATATCACGTATTGAATCATTGCCTACTTTTGCCGGATGGAAAAAAGGAAAATATGATGTTTGGATCAGATCACAGGAAGATGCGTTCAACAAGTTTGACGACAAAGCATACTCATTCGAAGTTCTTAAAGATGGTCAAGAACCCATTTTTAGCATGGTTTGTACCGGGACAACTAACCCTGGAGCACAAGGCTTAAAAAACTTTGATACAAAGTATGGGAATGAACGTTGCGCTGTGCTTATTGCTGATCACATGGTTTATCAGTCACATCAATATGGATTGCACCAAGGAAAATATCCAGCGTATCGTCAATGCAAACCATGGCCTTTTAATTGGGATGACAATAAAAATGAGATCTCTGGTGATGGAGAAAAAGTTGTTGAAGGAGAAATCATATTTGCAAATATCCACGCGGCCGGAGAAGCATCAGTAGAAATAGGAGGTTGGTCCATTGCTTGTATGGTGAGAAACATCAAAAAGCAATACGACAAGTGGATGGCTTGGATGAATAAAGATAAATACGTAACTTTGGTTATCTTAAAAGAATTTTAATATGTCAGAAGAAGTAAAATACGAATACATTCGTTTAGAGCCAGCGGAGAATGGTTTTTCTCTATCGTACACTTGTGTTAAGAAAAATCCAATGAAGCCTCAAGGTACATTTGAATCTTGTATGATGCACGAAGACAAGAAGGAAGTATTTCAAACAACTGATTCAGTTAGTTGGGACCAGGCACTTGATTCCGCTGCGGCTAAAATGAAAGAGCTTTACCGGTATAACCGTGAAAACAAAAAAGAGGACGATTAAGCCCTCTTTTTTTTATTAGTCAAACATATCTTCAAGTTCCATATCCCTTTGGACTGGATCCTTTTTTATTTCGGTGAACTTTACCTTGTCAAAGGCTTCTTCTTCCGTTTCTGAATTTTCAGATTCTTTGATCTCTGGATTATTATCCTCGATCATTTTTTCCGTTTCCTTATCCAGAACAATTTTAACCGGTTTTTCACCTTTCTCCGGGTACCAAACAGTAAACGTATCTTTCATTGCGTCGATGTGCAATTTTAGATTAAGAAGAATGCACAGCTTTAACAATCCGCTGATCGTAATCTTCTGCTGAGAATCAGTATGTGCTTTTGCTTTTGAGAAGTTGTATGAATGCACATCGCATAGTTCGCGGTACACTACATCGATGTCTGACATATCAGATAGTACGCCAGTCATTGTTTCGGTTCTTTGATCAATCATAATACGTTTTGTTTTTTTTAAAATTGTGCCGGAGAGAGGAGTTCAACCTCTCGAAAAGAGAACAGGGGTGTAACAACTTTTCCTAAGAGTCCTGCCCGGCCATAATCAGAAAATCAATTCTGACTATATTTTAGAACGCAAGGTCATCATCATCAAAATCTGACGGAGATTCTTCTGCTTTTCCTGCGACTTCTGTATCAACTGATGCCGCATTATTTGTTGGTGCATTACCAGCTAAACGTGGAGCAGCTGATTCATCGATAAACAATTTCCAATCGTGATAAGGATCTCCTCCGTTTTTAGATTCAACTTTTCCTACCCATAGAATTTTTACCAATTGACCAACTTGGCATTTCTCAGCAAGTTTTTTATTGATAACTGCGGTACCGAAAAACTCACGTAATTCACCGTCTTTGTTTTCCAGCTTTGGAGAATGGCTTGGATCACCAATCTCAGTAGCTAAGATTTTGTGAAGGATATACGGCTGATTCGCATTCTTCTCGTTTTTCACTTGTCTTGACCCTTGGTAGTAACCAATAATGAAAGACTTATCTGTGGGTTTTAATTCCTTAAAATCCTTGTTCTTTTTTGAACCTGTTGAATTAGGGTTCCACCCTTTTTCAAACTCATCTGTGTCTCTGAAACCTGACATAACTGTACTTGTTTTAAATTGTTTATAATCCTGCGCGGTATTTCATTAAGGCATCCGCATTACCCTTGTATTTACCTCTGTTCTTATTTAATATTCTTTCTACGCTTTCGGTTAATTCACCGTTTACACGGCCTTCAAATTG